TCATCCGGCCTTTTTCTTTGGGATTTTGCTGTTTTTGGCCGGGCGTCGCTTTTGCACAGAGTTGCCAGAAGTTGCACCATCCGTATCTACTGAGGAGGCTTTTGTGGAGGCCAAAGCCACCAGAAACGCCGATGCGGCAGCGGCTCTGGCACGCGACTCCGGTGTGCTGTGGACGTACTTTGTGGTCTCCGTAATCGAGTGATGGCCTGCCCAGTCGCGCACTGTGGCTAAATCTACGCCCTGCTGTAGAAGATTAGTAAGGCACGTATGCCTTAAATCGTGAACCGTCCACCCGCCCTCAACCTGCTGACCATACAAGATTTCGCAGGCTTCTGATGCCTGCCGGAACACCGAGCGAATCCAGTGATCACGGCAGTTGAAAACGTGCGTCGCATCTCCGCGCCCGTCACGCTTGCGCTGCATGATGATCTTTACGACACCGGGCACATGGATAACACGGTCTTTGCCGGTCTTATTAGCGCGCAGCAAGACGGTTTCAAAGTGCTCATTTACGTCCGTCCATCTAATGCCAGCTGCAGCGCGGTCTTCGCGCTCCACGGTTGGAAGTATCTCATCAAACCTCGCGCCCGTTCCTAATCCGACCCTGAAAAAGTCCCATACGTCGCGCCACTCTTCATTCGCGGCCAGCGCGGCAGAGAGCGCTTTGATTTCATCATCAGTAAGTATGCGCATGCGGCTCTTGTCCGCATCCTTCATTGATGGACGGCGTGGTAGCCTGTATCCGGCCAGATCAGGGCGTGTCTCGGCCGCATGGTAGAGAGCCGCACGGATGCCGTTTACGTGGCGCGCGATCGACGATGGCTTCAGTCCACGCTGCCGTTCGTGTGCGACGTAGGATGTGAAGTCGTCGCGCGTTAACTCCCGCACAGCACGCCCCCGGCCAGCAAACTCCGCCCACTGTTTGATGGTAGTGACCTGTCCTTTGTATCTTTTCGCATAACGAGCGCCGTGCCTGCCGACCCACTTCTCTTCGAGTGACTTACAATAGCCATCCACGGCTTCGCCGATGGTCGTAGCCTTCACTGGCGTCGGCGGCTCGATGCCGAACCTGCGCTGCCGCGATTCGAGCTTGAGTTTCGCTACAGCAGCCTCTGCGTCCCCTTTCGTGACGAACCCACTGGCTGCGCGACGATGCCATTTTCCATCGCTCTCCAGCACGCGGATCTCGTATCTCCAGCAGCGACCGTAACGCGCAGTCTCTTCCTGCCAGATGCCATATCTCTTTATTTTCTTTTCTTCTGTTTCTTTCTTTCGGCGGGACATATCGCTAGACAATAGCCTGATGCGTTTCGACTTGTCTAGCCGGGTGTGTTTCTGAGATATTAGCTGCATGGGAGATACAAAAGTCTTCCTGACCCCAGCAGAAGTGGCGTACCTGCTGGAAATTTCGGTCAGCGCCGTGTACCACAAATCCGCAGGTACATCATCGCTGCCCCGATATCGTTTCGGGCGGCTTCTCCGGTTCAAAAAAGCGGATGTCGATAAGTTCATTTCGGATCGCAAGTCCCGCATGTAACTATCGACGATCGGAGACATACTGCCCGCATCAGCGATGGTGCGGGCAGTTCTATTTGCAGCGTGTTGTGCTGCGGAGCTACGCTGCGCGCCGCATGCGGAACCCACCATCAGCCGCTGCCCTGCGGCGACTCGCGTACGAGAAGATCCAAGCCGCCGGCCCGGACTGGCAAGAGAGACTAACCAATTGGTGGGTGATCGGACTGCGCCGCGAGGATTGCATCGTTGCGCGCCCTGTGCTGGCCGTCCACGCTCGTTGGATCATGACCGGCACGCGCTACGCACTGCATGATGGCCTCAACACAGGCGAAACCATTGCCGAGTCCGTTAGCGTCTGCCAAGTGCGGCCAGATGAGTGGGCGGCATTATCCAAGTATCTCGAACAACAGATCGTGATCGACAATACGCTTAATGCCATCATGGCAGCTACGGATACAGCAGTGAGCGATGATGAGTGGCCGTTTTGACGCGCGGCTGATGTCCCGGTACAGTGCATCCAGATGACAAACAGCAGCGAGCGCATCGCGCGCATCAGAGAGATCGCTGACAACGACGACCCGCAGCAGGAGCAGATTTGCCTGCTGACCATTCAGGAATACGATGCCGAGGAGCAGCCGGGAAGCCAGCGCATCGTGGATTACTGCAAAAAAGATGAACTGGCCAAGGGCATGATCGCGCTGGCCGAGCGTTACACGGCGCAGGGCATGGACGTGCTCGTAGGTTTCATCGATGCGCGCGATGCCAGCGATGACGACTGGCACGAGATCATCGACTACCTCGTGCAGCAGGATGAGGGTGAACGGCTCGCCGATCTGTGCGAAGCGCAAGCGCACATACAGGCACATCAGGCTGACGAGATCACAGAGGCGGATGCGTGGGAAGAGATGGCCATGGATCCGGACATGCTCGCGCACCGGCGGGTGTATCAGGGAGCGCAGCGCCAGGAGCCGGTGACGGGCAAGTGCTCGACGTGCGGCGGCCGTGGCGTGGTCGAGCATCCAGTAATCGCAGGCTACTTCGGCGACTGCCCCGATTGTGGCGTGCTGGACGATCGGATTCTGATGTAACTACGATGCCCAAGATATACACGAAAGAGAGAATTTAACCACAAGGTATTGACGGCCCGGAAACAATGACTGTAAATTGCAAAGCCATGAGCGACTCCATGAACTCCCCGTTCCGGTATCCCGGCGGCAAATTCTATGCGCGAGACCTAATTATCCCGCACATCCCTCCGCACGATGCGTACCTAGAACCTTTTGCCGGTGGAGGATCGATCTTCTTCATGAAGGAAAAGGCGGCCTTCAATCAACTAAACGATGCTGATGAGGAACTCATCAATACCTATCTTATGATTCGGGATCAGCCGGAGGAGTTGATTGGATTTCTAGCCAATGAGCAGGCTACTAAGGAGAGGCACGGCTGGTATAAAAACGAGTTCCAGCCAGGAAACGATCTAGAGCGCGCTGGGCGTTGGTACTACTTAAACCGCACCAGCTATTCCGGCATCATGAAGCTCCAGAACTGCTTTTGGGGCTACGGCGATAAATACTCCATGCGGCCTGAGAACTGGCCTCGTAACATTCGTCGCACATCAGCAAAACTGCAGAATGTGTTGATTACTAACTGGGATTTCCAACAGGCTATAGAAGGAGTACCAGACGGAGCATTCCTGTTCGTCGACCCGCCGTATTATAATGCTGACCAAGATAAATTCTATAACCACATCTTTACACATGATGACCATGTCCGACTGGCGCAAGTTCTGCATGAGCATCGCCATCGTGTTAAGTTTCTGATCACCTACGATAACTGCGATGATGTACGCGACCTCTACGAGTGGGCGACCGAGATGCACGGGCGCGAGTGGAACTATGTCATCGCCCGCACCGACGATCAGAAGAAAGAAGCCAAGGACAAGCCAAAGCTGAAGGGAACGCGTGGCAAAGGGCGCGAGTTGTTCATCGTTAATTACATCTCCAGTGAGTTGGAACAACAATATATTGGCATGCAGATGGCTATCGCCTTCTAGTTGGAATAAAGCTTTGGAACACTTGCAGGCAGTTTGCTAATTCGATCCATCCGTTTGTTGGCTGCGGCACAAGTTCATCTGGTTGTTCATCTACCTTACCGAAGTTGATGAGCGGATAGTTGGGAATGAACCCACACGTACGAACAGTCTCCAACTTTTTGCAACTCTTCTTACCGCATATAACGCCGCTCGCCTTCGATACTGCCAGTTGATCCGAACGAATGAGATAGACTTTGTTGTAGACAAATTCCTGCAGTCCGCCTTCGGTTTCAGACGGCGGGTTGAGTCTCTTTATAAACTCCAGTCCAGCCTCAGTAGGTTGGAATTTATAAGCCATGTTGCCATCTTCATCCTCGATTGTTTCATAAAATGCGTTGCCGATAGATGTAGCGACGATATTGAAATGTGAAGCCCGATACTGATCGCTATGCGCTAAGAACGCCTCAGGAGTCACTTTGAGTTGCTTCGCCATGGAGGCGACTTTATCTGGCGATTTAGTGGTGCGGGAGCGCATGCATTTTACTGCAATTGTATAGTCGCCCTTCTGGATGTTACCGCCCTGCGCCCGCTTCGCTACTCTGAATTTGCCCTTTCCTGCGAGCTTGCATTCGACAGTGATGTGCGTTTCAGTCGGGATATGCGTCACCAGAACATCCATGTCATGAAGGCTACTCTGCGCGTTCATTATCGGCTTGGTCACTAACCACACATCGCCCGGCAGGATGCGCTTCAGACGCGCGTACGTCGAGAACTCAAATGCCTTGCCGCGAATCATCGGCGCAACTTTTAAGTCCGTAACGATCCGGTAGAGATCGTCGGTCGAGATGTTCAATGAGCGGCAGTATTCTCGGAGATCGGCTATCCACTGCTCATGAGGAGAAGCTGTTGTCATTCTGCTATCTACCTTGAGAAGATTGGAACTGGGAAGAGCTTCCTTAATATCTTCTCAGAGTAGACAGGGCTTTGTCACGCTGCGGAGATGTGTATAGTAGTTGTAACACACACAATCTTCTGGCAGGATTTCCTCTTGAGCATCAGCAGATGCGTGAGGGTTCTGGCTAGTGTTTATGTTTTGTCTTGCTTAGCAGTTTCGCAGGTAAATCCATATCATCATCAATCAAAACACCGCCTCCTTAAGACGAAAACCTTCGGTTGAAACCTTTCGCAGTAGCAATGATTTTTGCTATCGCTCGCAGGCACAGCAGCAGCCGACACATCACATATTTTTGCTGTAACTATTTTTCGGATTTTGATGTATATTGTCGCGCGGACACACGCGCGCGGGCACACGACGACCGCGCCGCCTGTGAGCCTCACGGCAGCGAAGTCTTACCTGATTATCACTGCACTAGAACAGGAGACTTTGCAGCAGGTCGAGCACGATCATCATACTGTCTGGTGCTGGTGCTTGTTCCGTGACTCCTGTCTGCATAATCCCTGCGAGAGCCGGGGAAGCCGACATCAGCATCACGAGGACAGCGACAGCTTTTCGATAGTTTTTCATCTTGTTTTTCCCTTCGAGGTAAAGTGAAACCAGCTCGTTACTGGTTTTCCAACGCGCTTTCTGCAAGAAGGCAGCGCAGAGGTCTGTTTGCAAGAATCCTTGCATAAAACAGCGAAAGGTGACTTTGCATTGAATTTAACAGCCTTACATCAACAGTTGAGTAACCCGGAACTGAGCCTTGATGAGCGTGTCCGCATCCGATGCCAGATCGCAGGCGAGCTTGAGCACCGGGGGCAGTGCGAGGCAGCATGTGATGCGCTCGCCGACCTGTGGCAAGGGATCAGCGCAAGGCCATCTCTAGAGGGTTTAACAGAACTCACGGCGGCAGAAGTCCTATTACACATCGGAACTCTATCAAGCTGGTTTGCGAGTGTCCACCAGTTAGCCGACGAACAGGACGAGGCCAAAGACCTCATCAGCGAAAGCATAGGTATCTTCCAGTCGCTCGGAGAAATGACCAAGGCAGCAGCCGCGCAGAGCGATCTTGCCTTCTGCTACTGGCGGGAAGGCGCGCTGGACGAAGCTCGCCTCATTTATCTCGAAGCACTTACCGGACTCCCTGAAGAAGCAATCGAACTGCGAACGCGCATCGCCATCCGTAGGTCGATGGTCGAGATCTCGGCGGGCAGGTACAACGACGCGAGACAGATCCTCGGAGAGATAAACGCAGATCGGATAGAAAGCGATGCGGTGCGCGGCAGGTATCACAACCAGCTCGGCGTCGTGCTCATGCAACTCAGCGCAGCAGAGGGGCGGCGGGACTATATTGACCAAGCAATTATCGAATATACCGCCGCGAGCCACTACTTCGAGCAGGCCGAGCACGCAAGCTACCGTGCGAGGGCGGAGAACAATATCGGTTATCTCCTCTACAAACTGGGCCGGTACGCGGAAGCCCATGAGCACCTTGATTATGCGCGCCGAACATTCGTCGGTCTCAGAGACAGGGGCAGCGTCGCTCAGGTAGACGAAACCCGCTCCCGGCTCCTCCTCGCCGAAGGGCGAGAGCATGAAGCCATCGAAGTCATCAGGAGCGCGGTACGGGCGCTTGAGAAGGGGCGGGAACGCGCTCAGCTCGCGGAAGCACTGACGACGAGGGGCGTGATCGAGGCGCGGATCGCAGACGCCCGTACCTCCCAGGCGACGCTCTACCGCGCCATCAACATCGCGGAGCGCGCAGGATCGACGGAAGATGCCGGGAAAGCCGTGCTCGCATTGATTGAGGAACACGCCGAGCGGCTGTCGGCAAAGGAGCTATTCAAGCTCTACGAACGCGCCGACGAACTGCTTGCAAAGAGCCAGGATGCGGAGACCATCTCAAGGCTCCGAGCGTGCGCCCGGCGGGTAATTAGCATGACCCGCGAGTACGCTGAGGAGAAACAAGAATTCGTAAAGAGCTGGCAGGACTTTTCCCTCACGAACGCAGTGCTTGACTACGAGGCAAGCGTGATCCGCCAGGCGCTCAGGGACGCCCAGGGCAGAGTCACCCGCGCGGCTCACCTTCTCGGCATCACGCATCAGGGCCTCGCGTACATCCTCGAAGGAAGGCAGAAGAAGCTGCTAGACGAACGGATACCGGCGCATCCGAGACGTGCGAGCATCTTCAAGCGCAAGCGCTAGTGCTGGCACGTCCGCGACGAGGGGACGCGGTCTGTGCCGCCAAGCCGCGCCTAGAGGGTGGAGGCGCGGCTGACACGGCTGTCCATGCTGCTCTCGGAGGTGGCATGGATGGTCGTGCATCAGAGATGTCGCCATGCTTTGAGAAGGGAAAGAAATTCTATGTTCAAAAATACTTTTATCCTTAAGGCTGTGCTTCTCTTGGTATTAGCCGCATCAACGCTAGGCGCTTCGCTCTCATGTGCATCAAAACAACTTGATCGCAAGCAGGCTGCCGATCTCATTCGCCGCTCTCAGCCCTTCACTCAAGCGTACAAAATGATCGTCAGGCACGGCACTGACAGGCGCTATCTTGATCCGGTATCTCCTGATGAAACCAAAGCACAGGGCGAAGCTCGCGCAGTCGAGAATTGGCGCACCAGTTATCCTTATAGGGCCGTGTTGATGCATCTCGGCTTAGTCGATGTGCGAGCGCAATACCAGAGCACGACTATGTACGGCGATAGAGAGGATCGTAGCACATACGATCTCGATATAAATCTTTCTGATGCGGGGCAAAAACTATGGCGGGATTTGGGCATGGAGATAGACCATTCATCAGTGCCGCTCGCCAGGAGAAAGTTGATTGCCGTAACGGGCATCACAGGGGGCGGTAAAGAGGCGCGTGCCACCGCCGAGTTCACTTGGCAATGGGAACCCACGCCTGCTGGTGCAGCCATGTCACGCGGCACACCCGACTTTGAGCGGCTGCCTAATGAAGTGAAAAGTTTATTCGACAGCTCTGAATCATTCATGCCAACCTTTAAGGTCAAGACACCATTAAATCTTGGCGGCACAGGCCAAGGCATCGCAATCTTTCAGCGATACGACGATGGTTGGCGGATTGAATCTATCGAACCTGCCAAGACAAGCCCACTGAATCCACTCGATTGATAAGTAGATGCGCGTTCACCTATCGCGCATCACAGGCACGCATGTAGGCGGGAGCAGGATGTGCCGCAGCTGCCGTGCGGTGGGCGAGTACGCACGGCGGCCTCTTCATATGCATCAGGCAGGGTCGACTGTGATGATGATATCCCGTAAGACGGGCGCTACGTTCCCGTACACCGTCAGGCGATAGGTTCGGGTGTCGGGCGGTGTCACCTGAAGCGAACCTGCCTGCAGCGGCATCTCGGTCACCACGCCGGTATCGAGATCGGTAATTGTGATGCGGTTGGCGTGCTTGCATGAATACGAAAACGTCACGCTCTCGCCGACGACGATGTGATCATCAGTAACCGAGTATGAGATAACGGACTGGGCGGCCAGCACGCGCACCTGCACGTCCGACGTCGCCGTGCAGCTCGATGTGGCCGACAGGCGATAGGTGTACGTGGCCTCCGTCTGATTGTTCGGCGGCTCTGGCGACGGGACGAAAGTGAATGTGCCGCTGGACGGAGGGGGACTCACGTTTATGGGCGTGCTGCTCGGCAGCTTCTGGATGTTGGCTGATGTTACCTGCGGCTGGAGACTCCATGCCAATTGGACGGACTGTCCGTAGTTGATCTGCGTGGGCGTAGCCGTGAACGAGTTGATATTATTGCAGGCGTTGAACGTGATGACAATGACGTTCTCCTCGTGGTGGCCGTACGAACCATCAGCGATTAGCCGATACGTGATCTGCGACTGGCCGGAGGGCGGATCCGGTGGCGTCACCGTCCGGCTTCCCGATGGGATATCGCTGGTCAGGTCGATGTCGGTGCCGGCAGTTACGTTGCGCAGGATGAGTTGCGTAGTGTGGCCCGTCACTTGGAAACTGAACGTCACCTGCTCGCCGTGGCTGATAGCGGTCTTATTCGATGTGAAGCTGATGATGAGCTTCACCTTGCTCATGATTGATACGGGCATATCATTCGGCGGATGCGTGGTGAACAGCGGCTGCCGTTGCGGCTCATCCGGCAGAGGCTCGCCGGCTGATGCCTGGCGCTGGCGGATAGGGATGTTAATGATGATCGTGCCACCGCGCGGCACGCGGTATGAAGGCATTACGGCACGGCCCTCCGCTTGCGGAAAGTAGCCTGCTGCGACAGCCACTGGTCTTCGCCCCACGATTCGCTCAGCCCCGTGCAGATGAACAATCCCTGGTCACCATCACGATCAAAGATGCGGCGCACTTCCGTGCGGTTCAGCGTGAAATCAGGATCGGGTAACTGCAGCGTGGCAATCGGCGGATCTGGCTGCATCAGCAGACGAGCGAGCGGCAACGCGATAGCGCGCGGCATCTCATCAGCATCGAATGCATCAGCCTTGCGTACTCCCCATTGCGCGATGGACGCATCGTCCTTAAGGGTGATGCGTACCTCCGTACCAGCGTGGCTGCCGACGCCACGGCCAATGTCGCTCCCGCGTTCTCCGTAGCCATATTGGTAGCGCCGTCTCTTTTTTTCGACTACAGGCTTGCCCGTGCGCGTCCAGCTCTGAGAGTATTTTATGTTGTCCGTTACCAGATCGTGGATGGAGGTGTCCTGCAGCGTGAGTCCATCATCCGTTGCGATGTTGCGCTCAATGATGAGTTCAATTTCTCCCCAGTCCACTGTGTATGGGATGTCTTCAGTGTTCGAGAAGATCTGTCCAGTGTTGGCCTGCAAGGCAGGCGTAGATTTTGGCATGGGCACGCCATTTCGTACGACATCTTGCGTTACGATCAGCCCTGATTTGTAGGTGGCCGTGCGCGTCTGCACATACTCGCCATTTCGGTTCTCCCACTGGATCTGGCAGCGCTCCTCCTGCAACGTCCCCAGCTCATCTCCCTGATCGTCAGGGATCTTGCCGGTGATGGATTTGAAGTGTCCGATCTTCAGTTTTCCGGCGTAGTAGCTTTGCAGCGACTCGGCCGACATAATCTCGCCGCCGCGCTCAAACTGGCGCATGACGGACAAAACTTGCGACGAGAGAATCACCTCAGGATTCGACTTCGATCTGAAGTCGATGTCGGTGCGCCATTCCGTAGTGGTCACATCGCCATCAATGTTAACTACCGGAGGGTACGTGAACGTCGTCGAGAATACATAATCGTCCTGCCCGCCACTTAGCGTGGATGCATCTGCCTGGGCATCGACAGCATCATCATAAATCTGCTGCGCCTGCGCTATCACGACCGGGTCGCCATCGTCCTGCGCGTGTTCGAGGGCGATATCTGCCCACGCGACCGCCTTGGCCGCCAGCCATACCGCCGCGCCACCATCATCGTTAGCGATGGCCTGTTGCGTTGCTGTGAGAAGGCTCTGCGCGTACTCGATAAGCGTCGCGGTGAGTGCCGTCGTCTCGTCTGGAGGAGCAGTAACGGCGCGATAGTCCTCCCATCCGACAGCCACGTCAGCGCCGTTGTGCCGGTAGATCACATCGATCAGATTTACGATCTCATCGCTGCCATCGGAGATAGATGGGAACGCCTGGCTGAGATGCAGTTCAGGCGGGGCATAGCCTTCCGGCAGTTCCCATTCCGGCTGTTTCACCTCGATGGTGTTTGCTACCTCATCCTCTTTCCAGATCGGCTCATGCGGCAGCAGGCGTGCGGAGATAGCCTCGTACCAGCCGCCCGACGGCGCAACGTCCAGCCGTCCGATGGGGTAGTCGGGGATGGTCATCAACGCATCGGTGAATCCACATCCATCTTCCAGGCAGCGCTCCAGCAGATCCTGCAGGGTGAGGCCGGTGTTCGCCTCGTACACCGGATGGATGCGGTTGCCGTCTTCGTCGAAGGGCAGATCCTCTTCGTTGACTACCAACTCTTGCGGCAGTGCGGCTGCGAGCGCGGCGGCCACAAATGCCGGCTGGTTGTCCTGATCGACCACCACTGGCTGCGTGTCGAGAATCCGTTGCGCGATGGCTTCGCCAGTCGTGCCGTTGTTGATTCGGTTGGCATCGTAGATGATGTGCTGCGTGTCGGGCGCGCGGCGGCAACGCTCGGCCATATAGCTCACGCAGTCGATGGTCAGTACATCCAGCGGCGCTCCCGTCTGCTCGTCGATGCCGGTTTGGAACCGGCGCCGCGCGACAGTGCCCTTAAAGCGGGTCACCGTCTCAACTCCGATGGTGTTCGTGACGCGAACTTTGTACTCGACGGCAGCGCCGATGGCGGCCGTCGCGCGATAACCCGCATCGAGTGTGATGGAGAGCACTTTGCCGGGCCGGCCTTCCGGCACATCCATGTTTCCACCGACAGTCAGCACGAGCGCGCCACCGATGTAGAACAGCGGCAGGAACTCGGAGTCGCCATGATTGCGTGCGTAGTCGAGTACAGCGCCCATTAGCTCCAGGCTCCATCCACTTCGAGAGTGATCTTCACATCAGCAACGTAACCGTCCGTCTCCTCATCGGCATAATCGATCTCGACAAGGCTCACGGCCAGATCCACGTTGCGGCTGGCATTCGTGCCCTGCAGCCGGACAGATGAGAACGCTGCCATCGCCGAGTTGATGGCCGTCTCAATGGCCGCCAGCTTCGCCATCGGCAGCCAGGGCGTTTGCAGCACCAGATGTTCGCCCTTCTGCCCGACATTGAGAAGGAAACGCCGCCGCAGCGAGCCATCGGCCATGCGCGAGGCGCGCGTGCGGTGGACGATGCCGAGCCGATCAGAGCCGGACAGATCGCAGCGCAGCGCCGTGCCGCCCGTATCGGTCAGCGCCACTCCTGCTAAGCTGCCCTCAAAGTTCCACATATCTGCTACCTGCTACTCGGCCCCGCCAGCGATACGCTCGACTGGCCGTCCAGCCCGTTCAGTTGAATCTTCACGATGCCCTCTTTGTTGAGCGCATCTGTGTTGCGCTCGATGGCGCGCGTCATCGCCTCACTCGACTTTAGCTCTTGCTGGATGCGCTCATCGGCGCGCTGCTCAGCCTGCTCCTTGCGCTGGGCATCGCGCTCGTAGATGTCCGCGAGCGCGCGCTTCAGATCATCCGGCAGCTTCTGTATTTCGATTGCCGATGACTTGATGGCGCTCTCGACAGATCTATCGTATCCCGCCTGTGACGCATCCTGGTTCAGCCCTCTGTTTTGCTCGTACGTCCGTTGCGCGACGGCAATATCTTCACGCAGGTTATCGAGCTGTCTCCGCTCCTCCGGTGAGAGTTGCGACTGCGTCGTCTGGGGTCGCCATATCGGGATGTCAGAGGATGATCGGTTGCCGACAGAGCCGGTGTCGATGCTAGGGGATGCAGACTGGCCTCGGATGTCGCGCGCCGCCTGCCGCAGATCGTTGGCCTGTAAGGCAGTATCGAAACGCGCGTTGATGCGCTCGATGTCCGCGACCTGCTTTTCGATCTCCTGTAGCTGGCGGACGATGGATTGGCCAGCCGCGCCGAACTCGCGCTCGATGCTCTGCGCCGCCTTGATGGCGTTGGTTTCGATGCCGATGAACGGATTGTCCTGCTCCAGCCGGGTGAACGTGCTGCCGATGTTGCCGCGCAGCTTCTCGTAGATGGAGACGAGTCGCTTGGCATGCTCTTCAGTTGCCTTCTCGCGCTCCTTCTGCGCTTGCGCCTGAATCTTCTTGATCTGCTCCTCGACCTGCTGGTACGCCTTGGGTCGATTCTTTTCAGCATCCTCAGCCTGCTTCTTTTGCTGATCCGCGATCCTCTGGTTCTGCTGCGTGAGTTGCTCGATCCGTCGCGCCTGGATCTTGTTCGGATCGGTGGCATCACCGATAAATTCGAGGCCGGGTATTTTCGAGAGCAGATAGCTTGTAATAGGGCCGCCGGTCGCAACCGTCGTAGCGCCAGCAGTGATGTAGTCCAGCGTGCGGCTGAATTCGGAGTTGGCTTGCTCTTCGGCGATCTGCTTCGGCGTCAGCCCTTTTGCCAGCTTCTCGCGGACTTCATCAGCGTTGATGGAGATGGACTTCAGCAGTCCGTTGACCGTGCTCAGGAAGTTTTGAAACTCCATCGAGCCTGTCACCGTGGTGCCGATCTGCGCGTACAGATCTTCGAGCCGCTTAGTGGCTGTCGCCATCTGGCCGTCCGCATCCTTCAGGCGCTCGGCCGCAGCGCCCGCATTCTGTTCACCGAGCTTCACCACGGCGTTCACACGGATCTGCGCCTTCTCCATCTCGGAGAGCGAATCGGTTGTGCGTCCGACTGATGCTGCGTAGTCTTTATATAGGCCGGATGGGTCTTTCAGGCCGAGTCGGTTGAGTGCTTCATCCTGTCCCGACACGAGTTGCGAGACGAGCGTGCTGATGTCTTCGCCCTTGAGTCCCTTCGCTGCTGCGACATCGGCGAATCTCTGCGAGATCGTATTGAGCTGTCCGGTCTGGCCAGAGTTCTTTGTGAGCGTGATAAGGCTTGAGTAGGTCTTCTGCGCTTCGCTGTTCGAGATGGCTAACTGCTCGCCGAGTTTGCGCGCGCCATCAGCAGCCTGCGAATAGACGATGCCGGCGCCGGTCGCTGAGGATGTGATTTGACGGTTGGCGGCGGCGGCATCATTGGATGCTTGGATGATGTCCTTGCCGTACTTGATGGCGGCAGCGCCCGCGAGTCCCCACGCGGCTGTGACGGCAGAGATGCCGGGGATCATGCTGCTGGTCGCCGAGTTCGATACGCCGGCCGATCCACGGAGCGAGGAGTTGACGCCGCTGATCTTGACTTCGAGCGTCCTCAGCTGACCGTCGAGCCCGCTCATATCCAGCCTTACTCTGACGGTCGCTTCGTTGCCCATTAACCAGCCCCTTGCTCGTTACTTGCTCCCGGATTTGTCCGGTTTGTTCCACATGCGATGCTCCAGCTTCCGCTCCTCATCTCGGAAGATGTTGAGCATCTCGATTGTCAGATCGTCCGCATCCGGCGGATAGCCCTTGCCCTCAAGCTCCGCGTTGATCTGCGAGGTGATGCCGACCTGGATTCGCAGATCATCAACGCTCCATCCGTCCGTGTTCGGCTCGCCGTGCCGCGTGCCATCTTTCGTGCCGCAAAACATCCTCAGATATTTCAGGATGTTCTGCTCCAGTTCCTTCTGCCCTCTCTTTTTCGGGCAGATAGCGCAGCCATCTGGATCGCTCGGCGGCAGGTGCGTCTTGGCGCAACTCATCGGGCAATCCAGGAACGGCAGCATGCTCTTGTCGCGCAGCCGCTCGCCGTGCTCCAGTAGCGCCCTAGTTACTGCCCTGAGTGCTTTTGGGAAACGTCGCGGCAGGTTTTACAACCTGCCAGTATCCTTTCCACACGTCATCGAGCAGTTCGCGGTTGGCCGCATCGCCGAAGTACTCGCGCGTACGCGCGGCCAGCGGCCGCTCATCAACAGGAAAATCCTCCACGTTCTCCGGCTCGCCGACCATCAAGTCGCAGAGGCAATCCAGCTTGTGCTCGTCGACTTTCTTGTCGATCTCATCCTGCTTCTGGCCCAGAAACTCGCGCCGCTTGGTAGCCATCATCGTGGACATCGTGCGCCGCAGCGGGAACACCATCGAGCCATCGGCGAAGGTTACGATCTCCAGTTCGATGGTTTTGTTTCTGCTGTAGCCGGGCTGCCTCGCCGGCTGCTCCTGCTGCTCTTTGGTCTGATCTTCCATTACCCTTTGATCTCCTTACTACGATCTCCGTATCTCCGTTCGTAAAAGAAGGGCGGTGCGGCCGGAGATTAGAACCACACCGCCCTGCTCGCGCGAGAAGCGCTCGAAACCTTATGCCGCTGCCGGCAGGTACTGCTGCGCCACGGTGTTGCGCGCCGTGACGGTGCTGACCACTCCCGCAGATTTCATCGGAACGACATTAACCTTCGTCACCAGCGGGCGCTGATCGCCTTCAGGCGTAACATTCCCCTCGAAGCGCGCCTTCGGATAAGCGAACTGGATGAAGTTTGTGGTCGTGCCGCAGCGCCGTACGACGTTGTGGTCGGTCTGCGTACCGGCCTCCACTTCCGTGCTGATGGCGTGGTCGGGATCAATCGAAAGGGTCAGGCTCATGCGGTCGTTACGCCGCGCGCCACGGTGCGCTCTGGTCGGATTCTGGCCGGCGTTCGTGAAGCGATAGCGCCCTTCACGCAACTGGTTGTCGTAGCTGATGCGGCTGTCGAATAAAACGCTCTGGATGCTGCCGCCATCGACCGTCATTTCGCTGTCGGCCGTGTCGAGCACGGTCCCGGCGTCCGAGCATGCAGGCGGCGTGTAGTCGGCGACCGGCGTGACTATCGGGTAGAAGTCCAGCACCACATCCATGTAGAAGTAATCGCCGTCGTCGCCGATGATCTCGAACGAGACGCAACGCACTGCGCGCAACTCGCGCGCATCAACATCGTCCTGCCCCGCGCCGGCGATGATCATCGTCGTGGGCGGCAACTCGAAGTCGTATGCAGGCGTGCGTGCCGATGTGTGCGTGTACGTGCCATCGCCGTTGGCGACCGGCGCAGCAGATGTGCCGCGCGCTGCTGCGATGAACGCATAGGCAGTGTCGGCTTTGAGCTTCAGCCGCAGCTGCAGCTTCGCCGTCTGCCGGCGCACCTTGCGGTCGGCCATGTCCTCATCCGTGCAGTCATAAGTCTCTTTGAACTCGCGCGTGATCTCGAACCAGTTCTTGGAATCGGCTGTGGCCGGCACTACCGCCGTCAGGTTCGCATGGTTGAGCGCGGTCGTGTCATCGGCCTGCTTCATCCATCGCGGATGCATCACCAGCACTAACTGTTCAGCTAACATGATTGTCTACCCTCGTGATGAAAGTTACTGGCGGCGCCCGGCCGCCACGTCGTGCCTCAGCCCTGCGCGTCCAGTAGCTCGTAGTGCGTGCCGTATAGCGCTGCCACGATGCTCGCTTTCGGCTCATACCAGCCGGCCGCCTGCTTCTCTTTCGCGTCTGGCAGCACGATGCCTTTGTAGCCAAGATCGCCGAGCGTGATCGGCTCTGCGCCTTCTTTCAGCCTGATGTTCGCCTTCTGCGTCTGTTCGCTCATCGCGCCCTCCGTCTCTTGCACACTAGCATCTGAATCAGGGGCTGCTTCGCCCTTGCGTCTCGCCATCAGTTCACCCTCACTTCCACTTCGATATCCAAGATGTGCCCGGGCTGATCGGTCGTTCCGAAGTAACGATCGAACGGGTCCAAGAGCGGCCCATCGGCGATCTCCGCGCGCTGCACCCGGCAGTTGCGATAGCCGAGATTGCTGCTGGCGTACAGCGCATCAATCGCCTTCAGTACCGCATCCAGGATCGAGTCGCTGCTGTTGTCGTTGTCGCCGAAGTCGTAAAAGGACTGCAGGCATCGGATGAGATACTTGAGCGTGCCGCTATGGCAGATCTCAGGGACGTTCCTTCCCGATAGCCCATCCTGCAAGATGAAAAGCCCACGCAAGGACGCGCGGCCCGTCGTGGCGTCCTTATAGCCGAGCAGCCGCTGCCGGTTCACCTGATTCTTGAGATCGGGCACGCGCGTGTAGGTGTTGCGCGCCGCCGGCACTGCATCGGTGATAGCCTTCTGCATGGCGTCGCGCACCGCCTTCTCAATGGCGCTCCGGCTGCTGGTTGGAAGATTCTGCAGTTCCATTATCTGTTCGTCTCCGCAACAGCCGCATCAACCTGATCCTGCACGCTGCTCTCGGCAGCACCGATCTCGCTGTTAAATGCCGCCTCGAGGAAATGCTTCTTTCGCTCCTGAAAGACCGTGTATGGCGCGCGTCCGAACACCGTCAGCAGGAAGCCCGCGCCATCGTCGACCAGTTCGTACGTGATCTGGCTTGCCATGAAGCCTGTGCGCTTCGGAGCGTTGGCAGCAGCCGTTTGCGCGAACCGCAGGCCGGCTCTGTTTCCTGCGCCGCGCAGGTTGCGCCGTATCGCGCCCGGAAGCGCGTGCAGGCCGTCTAGCTTCAGATCGACATCGAACTGAACATTCATCGCCGCTCCTGCAGCGCCTCCTTCCAGCGCTCCAGCACCAGCTTCACGAATGGCGGCAGCGCTTGCTGGATGGCCGTACCATCCGGCCGGATGATGTCGCCGACGACACCGCTCACCTGCCCATCCTTCGTGCGCCACAATCTTTCAACCAGGCGCCGGCACGCCAACTCGATGTCAGCAGGCACTTCGGCATAGCCCCATCTGGCCGTTACCTTGATCGCTTCGCCAACCTGCCAGCCATAATTCCCATACAGCGGATCGCGGTTGAAATAGCGGTTCCACTTATCGACATCCATCAGCGTGAACGTCGTCGTGGACTCGGCGAGATGCAGGCGCACGATATAGCCATCACGAATCTCGTAATCAGTCGCTGGATCGTAGTAGTCGGGAAGCGTAACGGTCGCATCGCCGGTGTATGGCGGCAGCCTGATGTAGTCAGTGCCATCTCCATAAAAGGTCTTCTGCGTTGGCTGCTCGGCTGATGGCTTAAAGTAGCCGGGCGGCACTTTCAGATATGAATCGATGAAGGCGCTGACGGCGTAGACGTAGCCCTCGATGATGCTGGCCTCATCGGACTGGATGAGCGGATTGTCTTCAATCTGCTCGCCCGACAAGTCCTGCAAGATCTGGCCGAGATTTGTGTACAGGTACGTCGCCATCTGCGGTCGCCTCGCATATGCGGATAGGCGCACAGTCCCCTGCGCGCCCTCCGGTTACTTCGTCTCTGTCGGATTCGATTCCTTCGTCTCTGTCGGGCCGGCCGTGTTCGTCTTCACGAGGCCAAGCTCGACTGCACGCGCAATCGGCATCACAGTGCCCTTGCGCGCGATGAGAATCTGGCGGCCATCCTTTAGCTTCTCGGTCACATCTTCCTTGACCGTGTGGAAGCGCGGATCGACAGCCGGCTTCTGCGTGGCCTTCTCGGCCTTGTCTTTCGTCTCTGCCATGGTTTAGTCCTCCGGAGTATTGCCTATTGAAAAGGGCTGCTGCTCATCGGAACAGCAGCCCGTAACCCACCCTTTGCTCGCTCGTCAGTGGCCTGATGCTCTAGCCATCAAGGCCGTTGATGTACTCCAACGCATTGCCGCGCGTGACGGCGAATGCCAGCCGGCGCTCCTCAAGAATGCGGATGGCGTTCTTGATGAAGTCCTCGCCGACGTTTTCGCTCACTCGGATCTCCGACTGCATACGATCCCAAAGGGTCGCAGCCATCAGGAAGTTTCCGACGATGGCCTCCTCAGCCGTGAGCGCGAACGACTCGACCACAGGCTTGCGCCACACGGTCAGGCGAACCGGATCGAGTACGTTTAGGTAGCGTCCCTGCCCGTCCTTCTCCAACTCCAGCGCCTCGGCAACCTGCGGCGAGAGCGCCACAGTGATGTTGTCAAGGAAGAAGGCCAGTTGGACGTCGGTGATCGCCTTGCGGATCGTGTCGCCGATCTTGTCGTTAACAGAGAATGCGCGTCCCGACACCTTGTGCTCGCGCAACTGGATGCCCGTGCTGTTAATGATGCCGCGCAGGTTCTCACCCGCGCCGTCGCCGCGAACGATCTGCGTCTCCTCGATCACATCGCCCATGAACTCCAACTCGGTGTCGATGGTGTCGCGCAGCCGGGGCGCATCCATTAGCAGGTTGCGGTGTGCGCGCATCCAGTGCGGGATGGTGCGAACCGGCGCCGTCTCGTTCGTGAACTGCAGATCCGACTGCGGCTTGGTAGCCATGTCGGTGTTGCCGGCGTTGCGATCCGCCGTGGGCGCGGCGTTGTTCGTGCGAACCGACTGCTTGATGAACTCGACGAGATTCGAGTTCGTCTCCTGCCGGTTGACCAGCAGGCGGATGCCGCCGACCGGCTGGCGCTGCAGCGTGATGACCTCAGGCTGGCGGTCGCGCGCAATTAGTGCGCCACCGGCTGTGCCCGCGCTGTACATGTCCTTGACCTCAACCGACGGAACGGTCGTCGGCGCGCCGCTCTTGACGGCTTCCTTGAACGTCTCCGAGTTGATGAACTGCGCGCCCTTCGACTGGCGCTGCTCCGGACGGCCCGAATCCTTCGCCTGCCGCTCGTTGCTGGCCGCATCGAGCAACTCGTCCGTCTCCAGGATGCCCTTGATGCGCTCCACCTCGGTGCGCATGGCTTTGCCGGCAGCCTCCATGTTGTCGAGCTTCGCCAACTCTTCAGGAGTGACCGTCTCCTTTTTGGCGCGCTTGCCTTCCAGTTGCTCCCAGAGTCCTTTGAACTCGTTCTGGTGCTTCTGCAGTTCAGCCGCCTTTTCCTTCAGCGTCTGCTTCATGCTCATGATGCGCTCCTTCTGCGCTTAGCAGTTGATGAGTAGGTTTTCGTTTTCCGCGATAGCCACTCGGTACTTCGCCAGAAGGAGCGCATCTGCCTCCGCAGACTGCGTGACCGCGACTCCCTGCTCGCCCTGTGTGCCCGCTTGTTTACCCGCTTGCTCTTCCACCGCGCAGACGGCCGGCTCTAGCTCGACCAGCAGCGCGTGGATATCCGTCATGCGGCGGCGATCAGAATCGCTGTTGCGCCGCCCTTCCTTCAGATCAGTGATAAAAGATTTCAGTCCGTTGAAAAGCGCATCCATCGACTTGCCAGCTTCGAGCGCGCCATTCACATCGGCCAGCGTGGCCGGATTCATGCCCCACAGCACGTCGCTGGTATCCCACAGCCGAACCTCTCTCAGGTTGCGGATGCGTAGCTCGTTGAGGGTGTCAGGATTGATAGTTTCGAAATCGTATTTGATAGCCGAGTAGCCATAGCTCATCTCGGTGATGGCTTTGTTGACGATGCCCTCGAGGATCTCGTCACCGCGCGGCGTCTTCAGATATTTGCGGCTGACGAACAGCCCGCCCGCCGCATCCGGCGCATAATCAAAAATCTCTTTCGGCAGTTCGTCTTTCGAGACTTCCTTGATGTCGAGGATGGCGGCAGTCGGCGGGTTGCTGAACGAGTGGTTCCACAGATGCTTTACGCGCTGGCGGCCTTCGTTCAGCGTCATGTTGAACGCGCCGGGGAAGCTGCGATCCGCGCCGTCGTCGATGTTGCCATGCACAGCGACGATGCCATCTACCACGCGCTCATCAGCCACCGCGTTGCCGGCATCAGCAGCTTTCTTCCCCTGCGAGCCAGGCTGCGTGTAGAAGATCGGGACGGACTTAAACTCACGCTCTGGCCCATCAGCCTTGAGCACGAGTTTTACGAAGTCTGTGAAGTTCTTGATTTCCATCTGCCGTGTGCCTTCCCTGGATCGATCAATCAACAGGCACGACGGACAGTAGCATGCGGATTTGGAGCTGCTCGGCGGGCAACAGAAAGGGCAGCGACTATCGAGTCACTGCCCTCAAACTGCATACAAAACTCTTGACAGATACATCAGAAGCTTCTAACATTTAGGCTGTCATCATTCGGCACGCTCTTTGAAAGTCTGACGCGCGATCTTTTCGGTACTCACGTCTGTTGGATTATATGGTGAAGGGGAATACGGGAGGTCGACTTTTCGTTTAGCTTTTAATCTCGCGTATGCGAGATTCCGGGGTGTTTTCACTAAAAACACGTTCGTCTGATAGGATCAATGGGAGTCAGTTGGCAAGTGAAAAAGGCGCAGTGCAGCTTTTGGGTGCAGCGGAGTAACATGGATTGATCGCAGGTTTGGAGGCGCTCCCCTTCGTGCCGCCAAACTGTTATAACCAATCCACAGCAATTACCCATCGGCCATCAGCCAGTAATTGCAGATCGCGTGCTCAGACTGTGCCCATTTTCAAGATTTGAAAAAGGCCAGTCGTGAAGATCACGACTGGCCTTTTTTCGTGTTTATTGAGTTTTCAGTGGGGCTAACCACTGGAACCCCGGCCACAAGCGTGGTCGGTAGTATAGCGGGGGTAGGGTTGCCGAAGGTTTGCGTCCGAGGCAACCCACCCCTGGGTCTGGGGTCTTACCCTGGGGTAAGACCTCATGGGTCATGTGTGAACGTGACCCCCATGGGTTAAATTCTAGCACATCGGGGCTAAATTTAACCTAGAAAGTCGAGCAAGACCATGATGGTGTGGTTGATACCCCTGGGTATCGTGGCTCTTGCTGTCATTATCTTCCTCCTCCGGCTGGATAAAATCCAGCTACACTTCCGAAAGAAGTGAGCAGGAAGACTGCGGCGATAGCCTCTAAAACAGCTGCGCGCTCGTAAGGGCCGCAGCTGTTTTAGCCGCCTGCTGGCGTAGGCTGCGTCTCAGGCTTGCCATCGCGCGCCTGACCAATCTCTGCCGCAGGTACGACGCTGAATTTTGAGGGTAGGTAGTAGACGTCCCCGCCATCTGCTGGCTTCTTACCGACATCAGCCAGATACTGGTTTAGGGTCAATGCGCCACCCTGCAGCCCTTCGAGCGCCCGCTTGTGCCTATCATTCAAGTCCTCCTGCAGCGCCATCACCGTGTCCATATTCCAGAACACTCGGATGCGGCCAGCGAGTATAGCTTCCATCGGCTCGAACTCTGAGAGCAGCACCATGGTCAGGAAGTGCCGCCAGCGCGTGAAGAGCGGCGACATCTTGTTAACCCAGAAGTCCTCCATCGCAGCTTTCGCTGATGCGCGGTTGTTCTGCTGCTTGAGGCCGACGTACGCGCCAACCAGGATGGGCGGCACTCCAAAGACCCCGCACAATCTGGCCTCGAATTGCTGGCGCAGTTCGCTGGATTCGATCTCATTGAGATTCGCGCCGATCTTCTGATACGTCATCTCATCGTCGAGTACAGCCGGCCCGCCGCCGGCACCGCGGCGACCGTAGCGATTCATCCAGCCCTGCCGCATCTGCTCGGCCTTATCAGGTGGGACGACTTTCTTCGACTGGATCACGCCTGACGGCTGGCCGCCGCCTGCGAAGAAACTCCGCACGAAGTCGGTTTGTGCCGCATCAGCATCGGCTGAGCCGAGCGCGACGAGTAGCGGCGGCAATCCGCCATGTGGGTTGGTCAGATCAAGCGCGCGGCGCACCAGCATGTTCTCAATCGGGATGCGGCGCGTGCGGCCGTTGTCGCGCCACTCGTACTCGACCAGGTCGCCTTCGCGCGTCACGATGGGCGTAACCTTCGCAGGGTTGAGCGGCCAAAGCTCGATGGGTAGGCCGAGATCGTTGCGTACGATCTCAGCATAGAACTCGCCCGCGATGTGCTCCGAAACGACCCATGCGCGACGGAAGTCAATCTCGTCAATGTGCGGGTTCGGACGCGCGAGCAGAGCCACGAGCGGATGCGCCGCGTAGTGCACGCTGTTCCAGTCCACCCATTCGCCGTCCGAGTTGCGCTCCTGAATGACTAGCACGGGATCCATGGACGCATCAGCGATCTTCTCCGTGCATGAGAAGACCAGCTCGCTGCGGCGCTGCCACGTCATCAGGGATGCTTTGTCGTGGTCGGGACGCTTCGCCCTGCCATGCACGCCGATGCGCATGATGGTCGTGCTCTGCTGCCGCGCCTTCTCCTGCAGGAATTCGATCTGCGCGTCTGAGACTTTGCTGCGCTCCATGCTGCTGAAGTCCGGCCGTGGAATGAGTGCCGTTGATTTCTGTTCCATATTACCTGCCCTCGCTCGCTCTTAAATTGCGTTGCCGCCCATGAAGACTTGGCTCGCCAGCCAGTTGAAACATCCCGCTCCCGCATCCACCTGGTCATCATTCTTGCCGGTTGGGAACGCGCAGTGCTCGTTGATGAACACACCGTTCCATGTGCCGCGCAGTAATTTTACGTTGCCCACCTGTTGCTGACTGGCGTACGCCGATGCGTTCGTCGTCTTGCTGCCGCGCTCGACCGCGCGTTCCGTATCTACCGAGAATCCGTTGAGCAGCCGGATGAACGCAGCCGCGTCGCGCTTGCCTGATGCGCCGCCCTCCTCTTCGCCGCGCGTATGAACGAATCCATAGTTGATGCGATCCAACTCGGCCGTCTGCCGGATGATGTTATCGAGCGCGGCTTCACCCCACTGCCCGCGAACCACATCGCATACCCAGTACGTGCTGTCCGAAGCCAAGGCCATGAGCACGCCGACCGAGAAGTCGCCACCACCTTCCGTCGCGGCCTTATCCCAGAACCTAATGAACCTGCATCCGGCAGGCAGCGCATCAAGAATCTGAAACTTGTCGCGCTTGAACATGCCGCCCTGTCGTGGGCTTGGATTCTGCTGGTAAATGGCCTCCCACTCGTAGTCGCCGGTGTTCGCGCGCTTGCGCTCCATCTTCCGTTGCGAGTAGCGCCCGGGCACAGCCGTCTGTCCGGCGGGTCGTCCAAGCGGGTCGCCTTCGCCTTCACTAAAGCAAGGGATCTTATTGACCACCCACTTGTCGCCGCCCTGCTTTTCCATCTCTAGCAGGCGGCCGACGTGGTCGTCATGGTGCCAGCGCGTGTTCTGCATGATCACCGCGCTGTGCGGGGCGAGACGCGGGTAAAGCGATCCCTGCCACCACTCCCAAACGGTCTCGCGCATCACTTCGGACTCGGCTTCCTTGCGTCCCTTAAAGAGGTCGTCAAGGATCAGCACATCGCAGGGATTGCCCGTACCGCCGCCGACGCCAACCGCCAGGAAGCTGCCGCCCTCTTCGAGCGCCCACTCGTTCTTCGCCTTGGAGTCGCTGCGGATGTCGAGGATGCCGCGAGCAGCTTCGCGCGCCCAGCCCGATATGCGTCGCGCATGCTCTTTGTTATAAGAGCCGACGATGATGCGTAAGCTAGGATTGAGGCTTAAGAGCCAGACTGGGAAGTAGACGGATGCCAGCCACGTCTTGCCCCACTGCGGCGGCATGAAGTTCATCATCCGGTCGTACTCTCCGCGCGCCACAGCTTCGAGCTGCTCGGCCAGATAGCGGACGTACGCCCACTCGGTGTTGAACTTCGGATTGATGCGCTGGCAGAAGCGAAGGAATGCGCCGGGCACGAACGGCGGGACGAGCGCGCCGTCAGTCATCACGCTGCCGGACATGAGCCGCATGAACTCTGCGCGCTCCGCCAGCGACATCTCGGCACACAGCTCGACGATCTCGTCTTCAGTGAACTCGTCTAAGACTGCAGCGGTCATGGCGCATCGTCGTCCTCAGCATCGTCGCCTACTTCATCAGCAGGTGCAGATGCTTTGGCCTCCTTCCGCGCCCGCATCTTTCGCAGCATGTCGGCGGCCTGTCTGGCGCAGGCTTCAGGTGAGAGCGGGTCGATGTCTTTGCCGGCCGTGTCGGTGAGGGCCAGCTTATCCGGCGCATCCATGCCGAGCATGTCGGACTCACGCTTCCAGCAGTCGAGGAGGACTTTCGCCCATCGTGGATCCGATGCCGACTCGCTGATCTTTTTGGACATGCGGTCAAAGGCAGCGCCATCGCGCGTGCCCTCTTCCTTCATGGCCTCGTACATCTCGCGGTTCGTCTTGTGCAGCATCCGCCAGGCGTGCTTTTCCAGCTTGCTGACTTTCTGCAGCGTGCGCGCCTTCCGCTTCGTGATCTTCTCGATGGACGCCTTCTGCCAGCGGCGCTCTAGCTCTTTGATATCAGCGCCGATCTGCTGGCGGCTGACGCCGATGGCGTCCGCGATCTCCTGCTGCGTCATGTTTTCGAGATACATGTCCGCCGTGCGATCAAGATCGCGCTCCCGCTCAAAGTCTGTTCGCTTAGGCGCTGCCATCGCTATATCAGATCCATTATCTCTTCGAGCAACTCCCGCCCGGCGCCGGCAGGTACGGCTGGCTTAGGCGGCTCGTCCGGCCTCCTGATCGCGAGTTTGCCGTCCGGTGTCTCTTCGACTTCCAGCTTCTCCAACTGGCCGAGCAGGTGCTCGAATTTCTCATCCTGCTCCGTCATCCCACTTCGCCGAGATCGATGTAACTATCCGCATCCTCACGAAACTGCGACGCCTCCATCGGCCGCACCTCGCGCGTAACGATTGTGTGCGTGCCGCGCTTGTGATCCTTGATGTGCGAGATCATTGTGCTGCCATCGACGATGGTGTGCGTCTCGCATGAGAGCGCGCCGTCGTCGTCGTACTCGCGGATGTTCGTGATGCGCTTCACAGTGCCGTCCCTTCAATATCGAGCACCTGCTCTGTGGGTTGCTGGACGGCAGTCAGTCTCGCCAGCTCCTCTTCCGCCAGCAGCCGCATCTCTTCGATGATGCTGTCCAGGTGCTCCTGTGCATCCTGGCCATCCTCTGCGACTGCCCAGTCACGCTGGATGACGTAACGCGGGTCGGGCACGGACGGACGGTTATCTTTCGCACCAGCCTTGGGTGCTGGCAGATCCGGATCGGGTACGTGCCGGTCGGTGTCGATATGCAGGGCGATGCGGATGTTGCCGCCCACGACACGCGCCTGTAAGACTTTCATAGCCATTTCTGTATTCCCCTCTCGCCACAGCATGTGGCGCTTACATCAGCGCTTTGAGCACGACGCTATATGTCCAACTGCCCGCTCCGTTATGCAGGACTCGGAAGTAAAGTCGGTCGCTGATCGGCATGTTGTAATGCTTGATGTGCGTCGCATCATCCTGCACGACCGTATCAATGCCCGGATAAATCACCAGATCAAATAGGGCGCGTGATGCGTAAGCTCCATCCGGGATGGTCTGCGAGGCGAATGGTAGAGGCGGCTGCCCGGCACCCTGGTCCCTGCCCATGACCTCCAGCGTCAGCGTGCTGCCGTTGTTCGGCCCGGCGGTCACAGCTATCTGCAGTCGAATGCCACGAGCACCGGGCGTATCCATCGACATCACTGATGGCGTGGTCGTCCTAGCAGCTGAGGCCAGCAGAGTAGCTAGGACACCATTTACGTTAACGGCGCGCCAACTGTCGCCGATCCCATCATGTCCAGCTATCGCCGCGACTGTCATCAGTCCCCTGGTCGAGCCGCTGATCAGCCCAGCCACGCCGATGCTGAGGTTGTTGGTTACGGCCGGCTCTTGACCAGATGAGTTCAGCAATACCGCCGGGTGTCGGTTAGAGTTGAGCGCTGCCAGTCCGCCGTTGAGGAGCGTGCGGATGCGCTTTAAGAGCGCGATCACTGTGCCGTTACCGGCAGCGGCCTCCGCATCCGTTGTAGTGCCGATAGTGACAGCCGCGCCATCAGCAATCGTCACTGCGCCGCCACCTCCGCCGCCTCCCACCGTCTGAACGACGTCCACCTTGAGAGCCTTCGCACCACCGACATCCGAGATGCCAACATCTGAGACTCCATCAGTAATGCGAGACTTTTGCGATCCGTCTGTTAGGGCTGTGATGATGGCGTCAATGCGCGTGCGGACGCGCTTAGCGATAGCGATGAGCGAGCCGTTGCCAGCCGCTTCTGCATCAGTCGTCGCGCCCAGCGCCACGCTGCCGCCATCAACCGTCGTGATGGCTTGGCTGGCAGGGAAGTTTTGAATGTGCGCCTTGAGGCCGCCATCCGCATCCAGTGCTGCAGGCAAGCCACCGCCGAGCTTTGTGATCTGGCTATCGAGCAGGGTGCGAAGACGCTTTAAGAGCGCCACCACCGTGCCGTTGCCAGCAGCCGCCTCTGCATCAGTCGTCGCGCCGAGTGCCGCATCAGAACCATCAGCCACCGAGACGGCCTGCGTGGCCGGAAAGTTATTCACTCCGACCGTGCCTGAAACTGGCTGCGTAGCGGGCAGGTTATCGACGACGACGCTCTGCTGCGCGGGGAAGTTCTGCACCGCCACATTCTGTGTTGCGGGCAGATTCTGGACATGCGCTTTAATGCCCCCATCCGCATCCAGTGCGCCGGGCAGGCGGTTAGTAACGAGCGTGACGATGTCGCCGAGTAACGTGCGCAGGCGTTTCGTGATAGCGATTAAGCTACCGTTGCCGGTCGCTTCCACATCGACGCGCTGGCCCAGTGCTGCGATAGCGCCGTCAGCCGCCGTGACCGCCTGTTCAGCAGGAATGTTGCCGACATTGACTGTGCCTGAAACCGGCTGCGTAGCAGGAAAGTTCTGCACCGCCACGTTCTGCGTGGCCGGCAGGTTCGTGACCTGCGTCTTCTGCGTGCCGTCAGTCAGCGTGGTCAGGATGCTACTGAGCAGCGTACGCAGGCGCTTGAGCAGCGCGATCACCGTGCCGTTGCCGGCAGCAGCTTCCGCATCGGTGGTAGTGCCCTGCGCCACATCAGCACCGTCTGCGATAGTCGTTGCGCCACCCCCGCCGCCACCAGCCGATGGATTAACGACATACACGGCCGGCGCTACTGTGCCATCGCCGTTGTCGTGAATCTTCTGCTGCTTCTGCCCGTCGTCGGTGAAGATTCTCTTTGTTGTGTCCGCCATGTTCCCTACTCCTTGCTCACGCCCTGCGCCGCCAGGTTGCTGCTATCAACAGGCTTCAGTACCGTTGTCGTTTGCACAACAGCCGCAACTTCTGTCGGCATGGGCGGGTCTGTTGACCGTCGGCCAAAATTCAGCATGTTCGGAGGGAGCGGCTCGATGAGATCAGAGATGTCTTCATGCGCGACCATAGCTCGCAGGCGCCTATAAGCCGCGTACAACAAGCTGTACTGATTGATCATGAAGTCGTACCGCGATTCCAGAATCGTGTAGCGTGCCTCCAGCTTCACGTAATCCGCATCGGCCTTGTCCGCCTTGTCGCAGGCCGCCTTCACTTCCACGCGTAGTGCCTTGATCTCTTCGCGGAAGGAGGCGCGCTCCGAGGCATCGTCATCGATCTGCTTGATGCGAACGCTGGCCTGCCCATCGATGCGCTTATCGCGCTGCGCCGCCCATCGCTGCGCGAGCCACAACAGCAAGCCACCCACGCCAAGCGCGGCCATGAGCGCAGCCAGCAGCGTGATCGGATGAACCGCCACGCTGCTAGAAGATGCCTGCATTAGAATTGCCGTCCCCATGAACCCCTTGCTCTTTCTATCTCCGGTTACGCATTGACCATCTCCATGCATTCGCAGCATGCGCCCCGCTGCTTTAGCGTTTCCTTCAGTTGAATGATCTCCAGTAGCATGTCGACCGCGCGATCTTCAGCTTGCTGCAGCCTTGCCATCTCCTCCCTAACTTCATCGAACAGCCCGGCGATGCGCTGTTCAATCTCCTCCGCCTTGCTGCAAACAACCGACATGATTAGTAAGCTCCCGCCATCCACCCTGCGCTGGTTTCATTTCCGCCAGCGCCGCTACTATTTATGCCGGTGCGGCCTCCTTCACGACCGCGTTGTACTTGCTCGGATCGGCTGCGATCTTGAGCTGCTCAATCGATAACTCGTGCGCGCGCTGTGCGGCCTTCTCGGCCGCTTCAGCAGCGCGTTGCTCCCGCCGGTTCTTGAGCCAGAAAATAGCGATGGCGATGGAGGCACCAACGAGCACCAGCGCTGCAATAAGGCCGATCACCAGCATGGTGTTGGCCTGAGTTAGCCAGCCCCATGTGGCGGCCAGCGCCGTGCCGACCCCGGTGACGCCGCCGGCCCACCAGCCTTTAACCTTCGTCTCGATCTGCTGAAACGCAGACTCGGCTGGTGCGGGCGCGGGTACTTCTATCGGCGCGTCGCTCGGCCTGCCGCCGACGATGGCTTCATCTGCCTTTGCTGGCTGTGTGGGTGCGGGCTCGCCTTCACTGGCGGCAAGTGCGGCTGGCTGCTCTTCGGCAGCAACTGCCTGAGACTCTGGAGATGAAACTGATGGCAGGCTTTCTGCTACATCTGCAGGGATAAGTGCTGAACGCAGGATGCGCTCGAACTGCTGCGCGTAGCCGGCAATCTCGGCGGCGCGATCCGTGCCGTTGATGATGCGGCGTGCGTTCCGGTAGTCGCAGCGAGCGCCGCTGATATAGTCGGAGAGTCGCTTGCCCGTAAACATTCCCGTCCGCATGCCGAAGGACATGCAGGTGTACGCCACGTCGGGGCGCAGCGCCAGATCGGGGCTCGCCACCAGATCCAGCCCGACTACCTTCGACAGCTTGCGATAGTTGGTCTTGCCGGTGATCTGCACGAAGCCTCGCCCACGGTACGTGTAACCGTCGCCCGGCTGGTCGTTGCCGAGTTCTCTGGCCTTGCGTGGGTTGCTGGTGATATCGTAGCGCAGGAAGTAGCTGCGGCCGCCGCGCTCCGTGATGGGAGCATATGTGCCAGCGGTCTCGATCCGCATCGTGGCGAACTGGTAAGCCGCGTACCGCACATCTTTGAGTTGCGGGTCAGCTTCCATCGCGGTCAGCACCGCATCAATAGCCGCCACGACGGGCTGCGAGAGCCTGCCGAACTCCCGCCTGTAGCCATCAAAAAAGGTTTTGTGTGAAAAACGCATGGCGCGTAACCTCCCGCGCCACACCATAGCGTCCACCTGCAGAGCTGCTCGCGCATACAAAAAGGCCGGCGGTTTCACCGGCCGCCGGCCATCCTTCGAGGTTTCACTATCCCTTTCTAGTGATTTATGCCGCCGTAGCGGCGATGGCTACTGTAGCTCGCGCTGGTCGTGCTCGTCGAGCCAGTCGTCTTCGCTGCGCGCGATGCTGATGGCGACGTACACTGCCAGAACCAGCATCAGCAGCGCCAGTAACGGATCGCCGATCATGCGCCCTCCTGCTTCAGTGGCGCGACCTTGCCTTCTGCCAGCATCTGCTGAAACTCGGCCTCCGAGTACGTGATCCCGCCGACCGAGATGCGCGTGATGTAGTTATTAGCGCCGCAGGTACGACACTCCACTCGCGCCAGTGCGCCTATTGGCTCATCTCCTGCCTCGTAGCCATCGAAGATCGGCGCGCCGCACTCTTGGCATTCAGTGATGATCATGCGCTCTCCTGCTCGCGCACCAGCGGCCAGCCGCGTGCTTCGTCGCCCGCCGCATCTACTTGCTCTGGCACGAATGGCGACTCCGCATGCAGCGACAGTGGCGGCTGCGTCTCGCCCTGCACCCGCAGCCAGATGCGCCCCGTGCGCTGGATCTGCGCCAGTTCATCTGGCGATAGCTCCCAGCACGAGATGACTTCCATGCCAGTGCAATAAGCAGGCATCTCCAGCACGTTCTCCATACCCTCGGACGCCACCAGCAACGTATCGGCTTCTGGAAAATTCGATGGCCGCATAAAACAACCTCCAGCCAACATGCTTGCTCGCACACGCGGCGGAGCCAAGGGCTATCTCGATGCAAGCGCCATGAGGCCAACAGGCCACGCTCTTTTCAAGCGTCAACTTCTGTATTGCTGATGGTGCGGATTCTGGTTAGTGTGAAGGCATGAACGTTCTACACAATCCCGCCACTGTTAAGGCTTTACAACGTGGGTGCAGGCTATACCGACCGGCAGCGATCATGTGCCGGGAAGGTTCAATACAGCAGCCGATTGCATGCCGAGCGCGCGGCCGTCCGTGCTACTAAGCGTGCGTGGGAGCACATTGTTCCCTATAAGTGCCGACACTGCCATCAATGGCATATAGGACATGCCCAACGTCGTGAGAAGCGATGTACATAAAGATCGAAGGCCACCTGTTACGGTCAGGTGGCCTTTCGCTTGCACGGGTAACTGTTGATGCCGCATCTACAATTCTATGCGCTCCAGTTCGGCAACGATTTGCGCGCCAGCATCAAGGCGCGTCGGTGGCAGTGCGAGATACCATTCAAGCAGCTTAATAGCCGCGTCTGCTCCATCGCATATTTCTGCGTAGTAGCCTTGCTCTCGTACACGCCGGATGAAGTCGTGCTGCTCTGGTGTGCCGCCGTCGCCGCCTCGTGAATCCTTCATCTCGATATAGCAACCAAAGTATCCGCCGCGTGCTGCTGGAAGAAACAGGTCGCTCACGCCTGCCTTCTGGCCTTCGCTTTTGAAGTAATTGATGGCCGCCCAGTTTACGGACTTGCGTCCTGCTGCGCTAACAGCAAACATCGCTTTGCCGTTAGGGATTGAATGCAGCAGGCATAGCTCTGGAAAGCGACCTTCATGGACTCTTGCCCATCCAATAACGGTCACCTGCTCCTGATGTTCGGATGCACATGCGACGCGTGGTTTACGCTTGCGGGCTTTGCTGCTGGTGGCTCTGGTTGTGTGGCCCTGTGGAAGTTTTACCATAGGCGGACACGATACCTCGTAAGGCGCGCAGTGCTTTTCATGCAGTAACTAGGTGGATGTGTCACTGGCGCTGCATCTCGCCGCGTGTGCAGAAGATGCAGCGCCAGAATGGGCAGGGTGTGCGTAGGGTGCGACAGTTCGTCAGTGGCCGCCGAGCGTCTTTCGAAGCAGCCATTTTACGCGCTCGCGCAGATCGATCAACTCGTACTCGGTATGCATTGTCCGCTGGCCGATATGGCGTATGATCACCTGATGCTCTGTTTCCAATAGCCGGCCGATTAACTCGACTTTGTCCGCATCTTCGAGCCATCTGTCGCTCAAGATGCGCTGCTCAGCCTTGCGAAGCGTCGCGCCCCATCGTTCATCGAGCGTTGCTGGCCTGCCAGCGCGCCTACGCACCTGATCTTCCTCTAAATAGCCCTGTACTCTTATGCGTGTCTGCTGTAAGGGGCTGGCGCGCAGATATGGCTCAAGTGCAGATATAAATTCATCCCAGTGTGCGTCTCTTTCAGCTTGCGTTAACGCCATCATCAATCTCCTTACGGCTGTTGCCGTCACTGAGACGTTGACTCGAATACGCAAACATGTGAAGAGGTTTTTACGATGTCCGACATGCAATCTGCATCCGGAGACTCCTGCAAAGAGTGATGGCGATGAGGTTTTCCTTATCGCCATCACTCTAGTCTCCGCATGTGGATCTGCTACGAGCGGACGTGTTCGGGCTTTCTGCTGTACGCCAGTGCGCGCCACGTCTCTCGAATCGCATGCTCGACGGCTGTACCAGGAGTCGGAAAGCCTCCTTTATGCATGATGCGCGCGATCAGCGCCATCGCGTCGCGGCTGATGGGCACGTTGAGCCACTCCGTATCTTCGCTGGCCGGCACGCTCGACGGCGATGGGCCTGTACCATCAGCAGCCGGTTCGCTCCGCTCTGTTGTCAACTCGCCAGCCAGTATGGCGCGACGGTCGTTCATAAACTCTTGCAGGGATACTGCACCTTGCTCGATGGCGCGCTTCTCTGCGATGCGAATGGCCGCATGCGGTTCCGGATCCTTGGCTGCTGCCAGATATACGGATCGCGGCACACCAGGGGTCGGCGCGGGGAATGTGGATCTGAGATCCACATTCTCTTCGGACGCCACTGATGGGTAGAACGTCCGGACGATCAGCGCATCGTCGCGCAGGGTGCGCGGGTCGACACCCGTCTCGCGTCCCAACTCCTTGATCTCCGCTGTCCGGCTACGCCCACCACCATATGACCGCTTGCCGTCGCGCTCTTCGCGCTCAGCGACGCGGCGCTCAGCTTCGCAGACACATGCGCCACGCAGTATGTATGCGTGCTCCCTAGCATCCGTAGCCATTTTGATGGTTTGCTGCAACTCTTCATCTGAGAGTTCGCGCAGGCGCGCCGTCAATTCACGGCAGCCGGCCGTCGAGTACCACAGCAGACCGTGTAGCTGCTGCGTGCTCATCTCGGAAATGGCTGGCGGCGCGGCCTCATGTTTTTCGATTGCTACTGAACTCATGAAAACTATTGCTCTCCTTCGATAGTGATGATGGCTTCCTTCAGATAGTAATAATGCCCGCCATCTAAAGTCCGGCAGGGCACTTTGCGGCAGCCCACCTTGTCGCTTTCCATCAGCCGCCAGATGGATTCGCTGAGGATGTCGTCATCGTTATCCGATGCGTCGTCCATGATGTTACCGAGCCGGTCGAGACCGACTTCCGCCCCGATCTGTGTCCAGCCGTGATTGCCAGCCCGTATCGCAGCCAGCACGGCCGCGTCCATCTCTTCATCAGTACGGCTGCGCGCCGAAACGCGCACCTCTGCCTCATGCGCGCGTTGTGCCCGCTCCTGGGCGGCACGCGCTACATAATTTTCCTGATGGAGTGAATTGATGAATGAATCGGGGAGTGAAGGTTGCGAGGGGAACTGTGTATCCATGATGTTTTGTGCTTCCCTTTGCTCGTTCGTAACGCCCGGCTCTTACGCCGGGCGGGGTCTATTACGATCGTCGAACCATGCGGCGATCAACACTGTTGCTGCAAAAACGATGGCTATCGGTAATGCCATACTTCAATGGGGCCTCATCTTTAAGGATGAGGTGCTCGTTTACGATGATTGTCCAAGCTTCGCTTCAATGGAGCCTCGTCTTCGGACGAGGTCGACGCATGATGCGTTTCGTTTGCAGCAGGGGATGCCGCTGAGACCATGGAGCACTATGTGCGCGACAGAGTCAACACCCGATGCAAACTTTTGTCGTCCGATGCGAGCGAAGCGCCAGCAGTGTTACGACTGCTGGCGCTCGCGGTGTTGCTGATGTGGATGCACATTAGAAAGCAATGGCCTCCTCCGGCCACTCCTCTGCTTCCGGCAGTTCGATACCTGCCCGACGTTCCCATCCCATCTCGCGCGCAACGCACTCGCGCTCCGCCAGCTGGACGAGCCGCTTCGAGGGCACGTTGAATACCATCCGGCACTCAACCACCTGCCCGCTCTCGCGCGACTTCAGCACGCGGAAGACAGTGTCCGTCTCGGCCAGTTCGCCCTCGCGCTTCTTATGCGGGACGCGCCAGACCTGAATCAGGTTGTGCGCCCAGTTCGTGATTTTCTTCGAGCCTTCGACATCATCCTTCTCTGGCATGTGGCCGAAGTCCGCCTGCTTTTTGTTGTGCGCGATCAGGTGGATGTGGATGCCGAACTTGGCTGCGAAGTTTTTGCAGCTTTGCACGAACGCGCCCTGCGCCGCGTAGTAGCCGAACTCATCCACGCCCGATGTGAACGCCATCAGGTTATCGACGATCGCGGCCTTGATGCCGTATCTGCGGACGGCGATCTCCAGCAGCTCGAAGAAAACCTCTGGCGTCATATACTCCTCGTCGAGGATGAAAAACTGCCCGCGATACCAGTCGCGGATGTGCGCGATCATCTCAGGCTTGACGATGAAGTACTCCAGGCCGGTCTTAGTGGCCGTGCGCGATTCGAGGTACAGCGGGCCGGCGGCCACCAGCTCGAACCAGCGCCGCAGTGCTTTGATCTTCTGCTCGCCGCTCCAGAAGAGCGTCGGCACGCGCTCGGCCACGTTGGCGCACGTGACATTCAACAGTGCCGTGCTCTTGCCAGCGAAGTTGTCGCCGCCCCACACTGTGATCTCGCCGTCCCTGAATCCGCCGATGGTCGAGTCGATGTCTCCCCATGCGGTCGGCGTGCCTTCCGGCAGCGCATCCGGCTCCTCCCAGTCGGCCACATCAACGATCTGCGAGCCGGCGTACCACTTCGCCTGCTGGACGGCTTCACGTACGGCGTCTGCGCCCGTACGCCGCATGAGATCGTTGGCATCTTTGTCGTCGACACGGACGATCTTCACCCGCGCCTTGCCGAGACGCACGGCCATCTCGTCCTGCTTTTTCCACGCGCGCTCGGCCGCCTCCGCATCTCGATGATCGTCCGCGTCCGGCCAGATGATGATCTCCCTGAACTGTTCGAGCCAGTCGAACTGATTCTCGATGAACTGATGCGCGGAGTCGCCGAAGGGCAGGGACGTCGCATTCGGCACGCCCGCCTGCGCCACCGACATCGCGTCGTAGTGGCCGGCGCAGATTACGAGCGGGCCTTCGGCCGGATCGCACAGATGCGATCCGAAGAGGACATGGCGACCACCTGGCTCCGCGAACGTCTTGGTCTCCTTATCCTTGATTCGTATCAGCCCGCCGTCCGGCGCGCGGAACGTGGTCAGGACGTGTTCGTCCGCTTCGTCGTAGTGGGGCAGCGCGATCTTGCCGCCCTCAGTGCAGCCGAGTCTGTATGCGTTGATGGTGTCGTGGCGCAGGCCACGCGCGCTCTGCAGGTAGTCCAGCGCCTGCGGAGTCGGTGCCACGATTTTCGTCTGCGGTTTCACGAAAGAGCGCTCCCCGCCAGCGCTCACGATGCTTCTGCTCTTGTCGCTCATCTCATCTCCTTAGCGGTAAACGTACGCTGCTGCTGCGCGCGGCTTGGCGGGGCGGCCAGTGCGTTGCGGCGCGGCTTGCGTCCGGTCGATATAGTCGCGGGGGTCGATGCCTGCATGCAGCATCAGTCCCCAGAACGTGCCTCGTACAGCGCAGGTCTCGCGCTTGCAGCCGTAGTTGCCATCTGTGCGGTGGATAAAGAAAGTACCCTCATCCGCGTGGCGGCCGCCTTGGCAGAACGGGCACAGCCGCAGGCAGATCCAGTTGCGCGGCTGGTGGCGTGTGAGCCGCCACCCTCGCCGTTGCACCAACTCAATCGGCGTGATCGTGTACGGGATTCTGGTCATCGCATGCCTCCTCCCGTCAGCGGATTCTGGAATGTGGTCTGTACTTGTGCGCCTGCTGCGCCGAAGGCCGTGGGCACGCGGCTCTGCGCCCACGTATCACCGATCTGCTTCGGTGACGGAGCGCTGCCCTTCTTTCCGGCGAAGTGCTCGGCCTTCCACCAGTTCAGCCAGCGATCCAACTGCTCGACGCCAATGCCGATCCGGTCAAACGCCTGCGCCTGCTTGCGCAGCCCGATCAGGACGCCCTTGCTCAGCAGCGCCCGCATCTCAGGCGTCGTGGCCGCGTAGCAGATCTCCGCCAGCTTGCGCGCCACCAGTTCCTGCGCGCCGAGCGGATCGCGCACAGCCTTCGCAGCGGGCGGCGCGCCCACACATTCTGTTTCAGGAGATTCAGCCGAAAAAGTTTTACTGGCTTCGCCTGAAGCCAGTTGAAACTCTTCTGCTGGCTTAGCCTCAGTGGAAGGTGTGTGGCCGGCTAACGCCGGCTCCTCTCTCTCTTCCACTGAATCTCTTCCATGAGTCTCCTCTGTTGGGCTGATGCCGCACTCTAGATTGGGCTGATGCCGCACTCTAGGTTGTGGGGTGCTGCTGGCGGGTGTAACTGGTTGCGCGGCCTTGAGATCGGCTACAGCCTGTATGACTCGGTTACGGTTCACGCGGAAATATAGGCGAGCAGGCAGTCCGAACTGCGCCTCGCTCAGGAATCCGAGCCGGATCAGTTGGTCGCGCGCGGTTTCCTGTTCGTCGCGGCTGAGTCCGGTCTCCTGCTCCCACTGCGCCTGTGTGTGAAACCAAAAGCCATCGTGCATCTGCCCGTGCTCATCTTTAATGGCCTGCAGCTTCGCGTTGTGGAAGCGCTCCATCTGCAGGAACATGGCCTGCGAGAGAAAGATGGCGGCCACCGTGCTGTTGCTGATGCGGCGATAGACGGGGTTGTATCTGACCAGTTCCTTCTCGGTCAGGCGGTCAAACATGTCGACCGCGGTGCCCTTTACCTGGCTCCTGTTCAGATCGACTGTGATGTGCTGCGTGCGGCGCTTGCGCCTCTTTTCTTCGCTCATCACGCAGCCTCCTTCCTTTGCGCGATGTGCAGGTGGTTGCGCTGTTCGTAGCTCAGTCCGTAGTGCGCGAACATGGCGCGCAGATCGTTGCGGCGGACGCACAGTTCACGCACGAGGTCGTACGAACTGATGTCCTCCCGTGTGCAATACAGCGCCAGCCAGCGCGTTTCAGACTGCCAGCTATTGCGTTGCGTGAAGGCCGTGCGCTGCCGCTTGCGGACGGCGGCCATGAAGGTTGCTGTGTCCGGCCTGTAGCCCCGGAGTCCCCACTCGCGTGCAGTATTGGCATGCTGAATGATGGGTGAGATTTCGCTTGACGGCAGATGGCTGCCGTGGGATAGTGATGCAGACAAAGTTTTTACCTTTCTGCGCCGGCCCGGTGTTCTAGCACCCCGGCGCTGTTCTTTTGCCCCTTGCCATCAGTTGATTCGCTGCGCCTGCAGCTTCTGATAGCGATTCCATACACGCGCAGCTGCCCGATGCCAGCAGTGCGGGACGTGGTAGAAAAACGCATCGCACTGACAGATGAGTTCTGATGGTTCGTATGTGCGGCCACGTTTCGATGGGATCTCCAATCGCGTTCCGTTGAAGGCGATAAACGGATTAGACACTAACTCCTCCGCCGCGCGCTCAAACGCGCGCACCCATCCATCGCCCTTGGCCCGCGCGATGCATTCGCGCACGATGCCATCGAACAGATCTTGATCCTCGATGATGATGAAATTTGTGCTTGACTCCGCCGGGATGACAGCGTAGTGATGATGTGACTGCATAGTTACCTTTCTGCCGGCAGCAACCGGCTGAAAAAACAGAAAGCCACCTGGAGTTAATTCACCAGGTGGCTTTCCTGTAGCTGATCGGTTGTAACGGCCTTCTGGCCGCGATTCTCGCCCGTGAACGCGCGCATGAGACTTGCCGCGACTAGCGCCTTCACTTCGGCGCTGGCGGGCTGCATGCGCTGGCGTTCAGCTACATTCTCTTGTTGATAATCCTGCCCAAAAAGTAATTGAGGTTGCATACGTCACCCTGCAGGCTATGCCTGCGTCGGTGGATGCAACCTCATCCGGTTTCAGGGGCGGCAGATTGTACAGCGCGTCCTCTCGGAACTTAACAGGCGCTTGCGCGCCGCGCGGATGGCCCACTCCCCTGTCGAATTGTGCGCCGCTCACAGCGGCTACTACATATGTAGCGAATGCTCGCGTAGGTGTCAATACCCCTCGCAAACTATTTTTCGATTTTTGTCTAGTTTCTTTTCGCTTTACGAAAATAGCTCGCGCGGTTTGTCTAGTTGTGGTGTAGTAAGCGGAGGGTGATATAATTTCGAGCACCATGTCCTGGGGCAAAACGTCTTCCGAATCTTATATCAGGTGAGAATCTATGATTAATGTTAGCAACCTAAAAACTGCAGCATCTACAGTAAGAGTAGCTCCCTCCGATAATATATTCACAGAGTTAGGTAAGAATACTTACGATTACAAAGATTTACTGTCAGAACTCATCGACAACTCCATCGCTGCTTCGGGGAATTCTAGGCCAGTCAGAGTCGTTATTGATGTATACGTCGATGTAAGCAATAGACCTGTCGAGTTCGTAATCAGAGACAATGCAAGTGGAATCCCTCCAGAAAAATTAGGCATAGCAATCACACCTGCTGGCATCAGATCCATAAACTCATTAAATGAGCACGGACTGGGCATGAAACAAGCTATTTCGGCCCTCGGAACTTTGAAGTATCTTGCTACTAAAACAGCTAGTGAGCCTAATGCCAGAGTAGTCCTTAAGTTTCAATTCGGAGAAATACCAATCTATGAATCTGATTTTGATTCTGAATCGGGTACAGAAATTGCGATAACCAACCTTAGTCCCATCGTCACAGCTAATCCCACCTCGATCACTAGATCACTATCAAAGTATCTGGGCGCTCGATATAGACGATTCTTGAAGCCTGACAATAAGTCTTTAGATTTAACAATAAATCTAAGGAAGCAGTTTAATGGACAGATAACGAATTATTGGGAAGTAAAGGAAGCGAAGCCCTACTATTTTCATCCATACACGAGAACTAATAAGCCTGTTATCCTAAAGCACCCGCTCTCTGGAGATGGATGGAAGGCTGAATTGACTTTCGGTTACGCTCCTCAAGAGAGCGAGTATGCTGAAATGGGTATTGATCCTCCCACTAAATTTGATCCGTACTATGTATCGCTCAACCGTCAAGGGCTCGATGTCATTCTCCACAATCGGGTGATCCTCTTTCACCAACTTAATGAGTTGGGCTTTGTTCCAATAAGACACTCCGATTACAACAGTGTACGCGGCGAGATTGATCTTATAGAAGGCTTCTCAACAGCTATCACTAAAAATTCTATTATTTACGATAACAACTTTCGAGATTGCATTGATGAAATTGCGAGCATCCTGAAAGGCGAGAAAGCCGGGCCTGACGGTCAGAAAAAGAACTACCTCTTGCTCAAGACATACCCTGATCAAATTCCTGAGAAACTTCTTAGAGATAGATTGGCTGCTTGGCTTCAAAGCAATCCGTTGAACCAGAGGAGTGATGTTAAGACAGAGTTCGTCGTTCAGGGTATAGAAGGCTACATTGACATACTTGCAGATGGCGAAGCTTGGGAGCTTAAAACTGATCAGGCAAACGCCCTCGATGTGTACCAATTGTTCATGTACATGGATGTTGGTAAATTCGATAAGGGGTACTTAGTTGCCAAAGGTTTCACTACCGGAGCTGAAACGGCTGCCGATTACATCAACGAGAAACATGGGAAAGTAATTAAACTTTCTAAGATCGATCAATTTCCAATTGGACATCAGCCTTCTGGTACTGAAAGAGAAGAATATTACTAA